TTAGGTAAGTTTGAGGAGGAAGACAACACGACAGGGAGTCAGGAGTTAGCGTGTGTCGGTGGTGCATGTGAGATAGTTTAGATATAACATGTTACAACTTGGGGGCGCAATGCCCCCTTTTTTATTCATCATCCATTGCAGAAGTAATTGCAGCCCCTGTTAGTAAACCACCAGCACCTAATTTACCAACACGCCCTGCTATTTTTCTTTGATCATCTTTAGTTACCCTTACATCAGTACCTTCTACTGCTCTTTTAAGATAATCTCTACCTGTTTCACTGGGTCTTTTACGAACCCCTGTCACTTCTTCTAGTCTCTTAGCGGCATCCTTCTGTTGCTTTGTGTTTCCTTTAAATGTAGAAGGGTCTGCTAGTCCTGCTCTTTTGCCATACGTTCCTGAGGCATAATCAACAGAAACCAGTGGTTGTGCTGTAATTATATCTTCCCCACCTACAGGATTAAGACCGCCTATGTCATGCTTGTCTGAGATACCTACATATGCTTTCTGATCTACAGGGTCTACAGAAATAAAAGCGTTAGCTCCTCCAAGTTCTTTTTGAGAAGAGTTAAAAGTCTGTTGCATAGTTAAGAAGCTGTCTTTAGGAACAGGCTTAATGTTAGCAATCGTGTCAGAACTTAACAGCTTCCCTGCATCATCTCTCACTGCGGCTACTCTGGTATTGGTTGCCTTCTTAATAGGTAACTTTTGAAAAGCGTTTAATGCTTTTTGCTCTGTTGGGCCTACCTTTGCTCCATTCTGAATCTTGTGTCTCGCTCTCAGTAAAGTATTTATTGCTGTAGTAGGGTTTTCAAAATCTTTCTTAAAGTGTTTCCTAAACATGTGAACATCCACAGCGCCAGAAACCTGCAAGAACTCTACAGTTTGCTTAGGTGTTAGTTGTTTAAGATCAGTACCTTCTCTGGCGTTGAGAGTAGCAAGATAACTTTTCCTAGTGTTTCCTTGTAAAGCCTTCATTGTGTTAGGCGCTACTGATGCTTGACCTGCGGCCTCTGAACTTCCAACATATGCAGGGTTTTTAATACTTACTGTACCAGACTTCCCTTGTGCCTGAATATGTGGGGCGTAGCGTTTAGCCACTTTATCAGGAACTGGGTTAGGGTTATTGGCTCTTACAAATTTATTACCTACTGCGTCAGCAATAGTATCAGTGTCTTTAAGATCAATACCTTGTTGAAGATATGTTTTGTTAGAGACAACCCCCAGTGGGCTAGTGTCTTTGCCCATTTGACGCATCATTAGTTCAGCCGTTTCAGAAGCACCTTCAGCACCCGCTGCAATCTCTTTAAGTTTTTCACGGGGCAGACCTGTCTGTCTTTCAAAAGCTACATCGCTTGGTGTGAGTTTGCTTTTAAGTGTTTTACCCAATGCTGTAACCCCTTCACCTGCTACAGACACTGGTTTTAAAAAGGGAGTATAGTAAGGAATACCCGCACCCGCAGTCCGGCCACTAGCTAAAGGCACTTTTTTATCTGTAGATATTCCCATAGCCTGTTGTACTCTAGGGGCTTTATCTAAAGCATCTCCAATTATTCCTCCCCTAACATTTGTAGGCATGTTTAATGCGGTGTCGTTAATAATGTTACGAGTGCTTTTTAACATACCTTTAGCAACGCGAGGGCCATAGCCCAGTAAAGGTATAGCACCCAGTAAACCTAAAGACCCCATTAAATAGTTTCCTTCTTGGAAATCTTCTATGCCTTCTTTGCCTGACTTAATCTCACCAACAACAGGAGTAAAGTCTGCTGTTAAACTTAGAGCATCTCTAGCGTTCTGTTCGATCTGTTCTGGAGTCATGTCAGCTACGCGGCTTCCGTAACTTCTTTGTGTACCGCTTAAGTAAGTAGACATTAATCACTATCCCTCAGTCTTTCGTTGTATTTCTCTGCACCACCACCAAACCAGTTGTAAGCTAGTGGGCCAACCACAGGCACACCTTTTAATACAGGAGCATAGTCAGGCTCTTCCTCAAACACTTCTGTAGTTCCTTTCCAAGCAGCCTCTATTAATGGAGTAGCAGGGGCTAAAGTGTTTATGACAGCACCTTTAATGTCTCCTCTACCAAGGTATCTTTCAGCGGTGTACTTGTTCATTCCAAAGACACCAAGCAAAGCCCACAAAGCCTTTTCAGGCAGGTCTTCTGGTCGCACTTCTCTGCCGTTTAGTATGTCTTTAGTCACGCCCACGCCTGTATTGGCGGCTGTTAAGTACCCTGCTAGTAAAGCGGCTTGCTTTGTGGCCTGTACTTTATTACCTTTCTTCCACTCTTGTACAATGTTTCTTCGTACAATGTCATACTGCTTCAATGTGAAAGACTTAAGCATGTACAAGATTCTCCAGTTAGGATTATCAAGATAGCCTTGAGGCATTTCCATAAGAGCAACTGGCTGTATATCAGCGAGGTTGTTAAAAGAAAGTAACTTAACATTAGGGGTAATGCTGCCTGCTTTTAAATCAGCAACCAAAGAGTCTATCTCGTCACCATAAATACCTTGATGTTTTTTTCTAAAGGCTGCTTCACCTTTAGGAGTCTTGACTTGTTTTCTCGCTGACTTCAATGCAGCGTTCATCAAAGTTTCTTTACCTAGTCTATCAATAGTAGAGAACCCAACAGCCTTAAGCATTGCAGAAAGTGCCTGACCAGACTTAGATAAGTCACCTCCCAACTCTTTAGTTAGTACATTTTCTAAACCTACGTCAATTAGCTTCATTTCCTTAGTACCAAACATAGAAGCTATAGTATTTCTAAATCCATATAAAGCATTTGATTGAGCAACATCAGCTAACTGAGTAATGGCTGATAAGGGATTAGCAATAGTTCCCATGTACCCTGTGTTTCTTAATAAGGTGTTTGCTTTGGATGGTGACTGTTCGCCACCAACAAAGCGAGACTTAAGCAAAGTTATTATCTCGTCTTGCTTGTCTCTAGGTATTGCTCCTGTTGCCATCTCGTCATCAATTAACTTACCAACTGATTGCTCTAAGTCTGTAAGACCTGCATCGTCTTTAATGGTGGATCGTCCAAAGAACTTACGTTTAGCTACGTTATCTACAGAACCACGCAAGTACATAGACAAAGACTCAGCAGCATCAGCGTAATACTTCATCTGTTCTGGCTGTATAGTCTGCAATGTGCGTGGCTTAATGAAGCGAGGAGAAGGCCCGTCTGTTGCCATGCGATAACCGCGTAAAGTCAAGTCAATAACTTCTGATCTTTCTTGATTGTTCAAGTTACTTACAGAAGTTTTCTTTTTCTTAGCATAGTCCGACAGTGCTTTGTCTATAAGCCCTTGCTTTTCTTTACCTAAAGATTCTCTTAACCCCTGATAGTCTTTAACTAAACGAGGAAAGTAATTCTCAACACCTGTAAATCTAAAGCCAGACTCTTTAAGTTCTTCACCTGTACGTTCTATAACCTTTTTAACAGTACCTGTGTACTGCTCAAGTAACTCAGGTGAACGCGCCTGCATTAATCCTTCAGCAGCTTTTGTGTTGCCGTTGTACAAGTGCATAGCTATTCTATTCTTTACAGCAGTAGGCTGCTCATACAGCGCAGTAAGAAAAGGTTTGACTTCATTCAGTGTGTCTTGTGTCTTAAGGTGTATCTCAAACTCATAAGCCCGTAAACGAGCAAAGACAGGCTCACTGACGTTTCGTATTCTTGTAGATAAAGTACCTAAGTATTTATCAAGACTTTGACTTACTGTTCTAGTAAAGGCGCTATCGTTAGTAATCGCTTCATCAATAGCTTTTTGCGCCCGTGTAGCTGACGCAGGTATTCTTAACTGTCTACCAGTGTTTGACAAAGCTGCCTGTACTTTAGCAGGATTAATACCTGCTGACTGTAGTATAACTTCAGGCTTGTCTGCGGGGATACCTTTAGCTACAGAGTCATTTATTTCGTTCTGTGCTTTGGTTACTAACTTGTCTGCACTCTTAGCAGCTACCTTGCCACTTACATATCTAGCGCCAGCAACCATAGCTGGAGCAGCCACAGCAGAAGCAGCCGCAGTTACTATGGCTTTAGCGGGGTCTACTTCACCTGTCTGAGCTAAGTCTTCAGTGGCACTATATGTAAGCCCTAACAGGCCAGAAATACCAGCCATTGTTTTATAACCAGCACCTACGGGTGCTAAACTACTAACGTCAGCTACTGATCCAACCAGACCCCCTGCCCCTGCTGACAGTGAGCCTTCGTCTTCTTCAAAGAATTGACCGTACTCTTCTTGTAGTTCTCTTTCTTTTTGACGCAGCAACATCTCTCGTCTTTCATCAGGAGACGCTTGATTATAACCTTCACCATACTTATCGTTTTTATCTACAAAACTAAAGCCATTAAAATCTATATTAAACTCAGGGAAAGGGAAGCGAGCTTCAAGTATAGCAGCCGTGTTTGAAATTAAACCTTCGGCTTTATCATAGCCATATTTAAACTGAGTCCAAGCATCGTCTCTTTCGGAGCTTATATATTTATTATCAACAATTCTCTCGCCTGCTTTAGCCCCTAGCTTTTGTAAATTTTTAGAATTAATAATATCTTCTTCTGTAATAAAATAACCATTAGTCATTGCGTCTTCGTCTTTAGAAAACACACGAACTAGGTTATCGTTCTCAACAACATCTCCCGCTAAAGCACCTAAGTTTCTAAGATTAGGAGAGCCTTGTATGTCTTGGAGAGTCAATGTATATTGATTAGACATTTCTTATCCTTTTTTAACTGTTCCAAACGTATCAGAGTCTTCTTTTTTAGTAACTCCTGCGGCTTGTCTTAACGCTGCTTCTCTAGTAATTGCAGGATCAGCGTTCTTCCAGATTTGATGTGCCTTATCTATTAATATTGTTTTTTGATCTACATCTAGTCTAAGAAAAGAAGTATCTAAGTTTGCTGCAATCTCTGGCTCTTCAGACAGCACAGCATTGTAAGCCTTTCTGTCTTCTTTAGTAACAGCAACAGACGTTGGCTTTCTTTCTGTAACTTTAGCAGGAGCAGTGCCAGACAATTTAACATCGTCAGGTATAACTTCCCATCCTTTATCTGTAGCTTTATGTAATACACCGTTAATGATGCCAACTCTAAAAGCTTCATCGCCTTCATACATTGTAGTAAAGGCTTCAGCTTTAGCTAATGTAGGGTCTTTAAGTAATACACTAGCAATAGTGCTGACATCACCGTTAGCGTTTAACCACTCTACTGCTCTAGGATTCTTTTGTGATACAGCTAAACGCATTAAAGCGTCTCGCTGTTGATCGTCTACTGCTTTTTCTTTAGCTAACTTTTGTTCATCTAAAACAATACGCTGTGCAAGCTGCAAGTCTAGTGTTTTATTACGCACTTGTTCAGCTTCTTGTGGTCTACCTAGCTTATCCAGTGCTTCAGCTAAAGCATTTCTTGTGTCAGACTCTACACCTAACTCACGCACAGCCGCAGCAGTCCTAGCAGCACCAGCCAAGTCACCAGTAGCCTGCTGTATACCCGCCAGTTTGCGTAAGTCCTCTGGCTTGCTTAAGTCTAAACTAGCCATAGCCATCTGTAGTTTTTCAGCAGGAGTACGCGGGTCTTGTCCCATAGCACTACGCAAGTTACGCTGCATACCTTGTGCGCGTCTTGCACCAAAGGCTAACCGCTGGTCTGCAATACTACCACCAGTCATAGGGTCTGGACGGCTGCTTGGCATTCCTGTAAGGAGTCCTGCAATATCTTGTCTAGCCATTGTTGTTCTCCTTTTTAGAATGAGCCGTAGGGGTTAGATTCATTAGTGTCACCGCCAAACATACCGCCCAACCAGTCCGGTAAGTTTTCTGCTAACCAGTCAGCCCCTGCTCCAAATAAACCATCACCACCTGTTAAGGCGGGAGCGTCTGGGCCATTAAGAAGTCTGTTTAGTATTTGCTCTTGAGCAGTAGCTTGTTGTCCAAACAAAGAACCTAACACTGCTTCACTTTGCTGCTGTTGTAAGAGATTGGCTAACTGTTCTGCTTGTAGACGAGACTCTAGTCCTGTCTGCTCTAGCTGACTACCTATTTGTATACCACCTAACTGGCCTCGTTGTTGCAGTTCAGCAGGAACATTAGCAGCACCAAACATAGATAAGGCTTGTGCCTGTGGCTGATAACTTGCGGACTGTAGCATACCGCCTAAGCTGGCAGCTTGCTGTTGTTCAGCCATTGACTGCTGACGCGCACCTAAGTTAGCACGAGCCATCGCTTCCTGTCGTGCAGTCTCTTGAGCCAGTAACTCAGGAGAAGAACCACCATAGGCAGCAGAGGATAACCCTAACCGTCCTTGTGACAGCATACGCTCTTCCAAAGCTAGACGTTGGCGTTGTTCTTCAGGACGCTGTACGGCTCTCATTTGCTCGTATAGCTGCGTTTGTGCTATGGAAGGGTCTACACCTACCTGACCAAACAAACTGCTTGATTGACCCTGTAACTGGTTCTGTATGGCCTGTTGTTGTGGTGAGAGAGTAACGCCAAAGCCACCTTGAGGTGTAGTAGAAACATTAGCTAGATCACTGGTTACAGTATAAGGTCTAAACTCAGAACCTGTTTGTGCTGCACTAGCCAACGCAGACATACCTGCTTGAGTTTCTTGACCAAGGGCTTGTGCGGCATCAATGTTTTCTTGACCTAAGTAATACTCAGCGCCACCTTGTAATAAATCCATCAATGACATTAGTACGATCCTCCAGTAATTGTATCAGCCGTCAGTGTGCCTGTGACGTTTACGGTAGCGGCTGTAACAGTACCAGTAAAAGTAGGACTAGCAGAGTTGGACTTAGTAGCCACTGCTGTCGCAATGTTATTGTACTCAGTGTCGATCTCTGTACCTTTAACAACTTTAGCAGCATTGCCAGAAGGGAGAGAATCCTTTGCAGCAAAGTTAGTTGTCTTTGTGTAATTAGACATTAGATAAGTCTCCCTAGTAGAGCGTGTATGTCGATTTTTTGAATAGAAAATTCTGCGTTGTTTATTTGAGCTTCAAGACCAATAGCAACTACTTCGCCACTGCCAGAAGAGTTGACTTTAGGCGTTTGTATTGCTGTTCCACTTGTGTATTCAGCAACAGTGTTGTACTCGCTTGTGCCGTACTCTGCAATGTTGGCCGTTGTGCCTGCAAAAGTAAATGCTTGCTTAGTGTAAGACTCCGTGTAGTCATATCCCCAGTTTAAAGTTACTGGAGTAGCGGGACTGCTGATAAGTGTCAGGTTAAACTTTTTTAAAAACTTTAAGTTAGCAGCACTACCAAAGTCCAAAGGATTACTAAAGTAACTTAGCTGATAAGAAGCTGCACCGTCTACATAGCCTGTATATTTAACAACGCCAGAGTCTTTGCCTATGTAAATACTTCCGTCATCTAACACAGCAAAACACAAAGGATCAATACCTGTCCATGTGGTAACGCGGTGCGCTCCTGATTCATCAAGAGGGCCGCGCATGTCAAAGCAATATACAAGACTACTCTCACTGAAAGACAAAAGATAGAATGCTTCGTCTTCACTATATATAGACTTGATAGGGTTTGTCTGAGAAAATATAGCTTTGTTAATATCATTACGGACATTTTTACTAATGTCACGCATGGGCATAGACTTTTCTTGTACAGTCCTGCCAAAGCTACGAACACCAGAGTCAGACAAGAATACAATGTCAGTGCCTGTGTGCTGTACTGAGTCACGAGCTATACAGCCAACGCCTTCAATAGTATCTACTAGTCTAAAAACTCCTGTTGATACTGTATCATCTGCTCCTGAATATACTAATATAGACTTCTTACCAAAGATGATTAGGAAGCCATTGTGAGCCGCTAGAGCTGTTATCTCGTCAAAGCCTGTAGGCCACACTAGAGTAACATCTAACGAGCCTGACGTACCCCCTGTCCAAGCATGTCCGTTAAGCGTGTCAGACCAGTAGACAGTGTGCTTGTTACCTGTAACATCAGCTACCCACAGTTTTCCAAAAGCTGCTAAGACTTCGTTACCCTGTGGCGCAACACCTGTGCTGTGGCTGTGTCCTGACATTGTGTCTAAAACAAAAGACCCTGACTCGTCTGTGCCTATTAGTGGCTCATGCCCTCTCTGGAACATATACACATGGTTGTTTAGTGATACTGTTTTCCAGTTGTTAGCTGTAGGTGTGTAACTACTAGGAGTAATGTCTGTTAAGGTTGTAGTACCTTTGAATACTTTAGCGTTGCCTGCTGATAATACAACCTTGTCACCAGAGTTATCTATAAACTCATGTACAGTTTCAATACCACGGCTACTGCCCAGTACAGAAGAACCATTAGAAGACACAGCAGTCCACCCTTTACGAGCGCCTACTCTACCGTACTGGTCAATTACACAGTTGTCAGCAATAGCTGCAAAGGACGGGTTAAGTCCTATAGGAGAATCCATAGTGTTCAGCCCAAAAAAGCCGGGAGCTGCTACGGTAATGTTCTGTAGTTGTTGTGCCATTTACGAATACCAGATAGTTTCTTCAGGATGTTGTGACGCATCAATAGCGATAGCGTCAGCCAAGGTATTATCTGCTAGTGCAAACAACTCTGCTGCGCTAGTGCCTCCAGTCTCCCCACGCTCTCTAGCGCCTAATGCGGTAGCTAGTTGAACTACAGGAGAAGAGGGTATTAACATATTGTCTGTGTCTGCTGTGAAGTCTGATGTACGCAACACTACATTAAAACGTACTTGATAAACTTTATCAGGTTTAGGGTAAAGGTCTACACCGTTGTCGCCAGCAGCGTTTACACCGTTAAAGCTGTAAAACTGAGGTGTACCTATTGGCGGCTCGTCTATTAAGAAAGCCTCATTCATCCAATGCGAGGTTCTATACTGCATAAAAAAGTTAGATGTGTCGTTGACAACATCAAGTATTTTCATTCTGTTTTGTGAACCTGTCAAAACATAGTTAAATGTGTTTGCTGTTGTTGATACAGTCAGTGTAGTACGCAGGGCAGTCCAATCGTAAGCGTCTTCTACGGTACGTTTAGCATCGTTGACAAACTCACCAATAAGTTTAGAGTACGCGTTCTGACCAACAGTGGTTACTTCGTCCTCCCGCAGTCTGCGTAATACGCTATTAACAAGTTGTAAGTAAGTCATTAGAAATTGTAGCTCCGTGGTTGTTGCTCGTAAATTGTGCCTTCAAAAAAGCCATCAGATTCCTCTGTAGAATCTGGATATGTTAGTTCTAATTCTAAAGAGTCATTAAAAGGATTTGCTTCTAGGTCTACATACTCTTCTTCATTAGGGTAGGATATGCCTATCTCTGTCTCAAACTTAAATAAGTCATCACCAAATATTTGATCTGTTGTTCGTGTAGGAGAAGGAACAGAAACACCTGTGTCAGACACTAACCTAAACTGACCTAAGTTGGGGTTAAAGTTAGGTACATTTAAACCATCAAAAGCATCACCTATTGCTTGGCCTACGTCTTCAATAAAATCACCTACAGGTTGTGTAATAGGCTGCAATACTTCCTCGTCAAAGGTAGCTAAGTTTTGTCTAACTGCTGTATCTGCGGATGAAAGAACATCACCTACAGGTTGTGTAAGCTCTTGCAATACTTCATCATCAAACTCAGATAAACCCTGCCTAACTGCTGTGTCTGCGGCTGACAGAGCATCACCAATAGGTTCAAGTTTATTAGCAAGTTCTTTGGCAAGGTCTTCAATAATACCTAAGTCTATGTTAGTTTCAGGAAGGTCAATAGAGCCTAGTGTTCCACCTTCTCTAATATAAGTACCTAAGCCAGAAGCTAAAGCGTTGTCTAGTTCTGCCCCTCCAGCTACTGCACTAACAACTTTACCTATACCAGCTTGGAAGTCATCATACTGGATACCTGCGCGTTCAATAGTTGCTCTGTCTAGTCCTACGTTATCTAAACCGCCTTTAATAAGATCATCACCTACCAAAGCAAAAGCAGCACCTTTAGCATCTCCTGCGGCTGCTACGTTTAATGCAGTCTGTGTTTGTCCGTAGGTGCTACCAAACAAGCCAGTGCCTTTATCTCCCGCTACATTGGGTACTGGAGGTTTAACTACTCCTGCCATATTTAAGCCAGTCATTAAACCACTAGCTATTTCCATAGGAGATACTTTTTCTCCTGTAGCTAATTTAACACCAGTAGTTGCTAAACCAATAACAGGATTAATTGCTCCTATTACACTAAGAACAGGGTTGTTTAGAAACTTAGAAAAACCACTAGGCTCTGGCGGGTCTTCAACCCATGCCATAGTGTACTCACCAACCCTAGAAGTTCCTCCGCTAATGTCTACGAAAGAACCACGCTTCATTAAATCTCTATACTGCTTGCGTTCTTCGTCAGTAAAACCTTGCTGTAAATTAGTGTTACCCAGCAAAGGAGGCTGTTTCATATACAGCTTATCAGAGTGATAACCGTAGTCATAGTCTAGTTTAAACGGAGTATCTAATTTTTTAGTTAAAGGTATCTGTTTTGATCTAATAGTTTCTATAAAAGGATCGCCTACTTGCTGATCCATTAAGTAACCTCTAGGACTTGTGCCGAATAGTTCTCCACGGTTAGGATCGTGGTTCTGCAAAACTCTACGAACAGCTTCAGGAGTTATAGACTTTTCTGCCCCTGCTGTCATTATTTCGTAATAATTAGCAACATTAAAATCAGGATCAGCTTTAGCTTTTTTCACTACTCTATCTTCGGAATAAGGAACATGTTTAGTCCTTACACCAGTACTTGTTATATTCCCATAACCATCATAAACAGGCTTATCGAGATACATTGTAAACCCTACTTTATCACCCGCAGCATTAAACCTGTCTACTGTTTCTCCTGCTTTACGCACTGTTCCTGCGGGGTCTGTAAAGTCTTTTTTCCAATCTAAAGAGTACGGAACAAACTGATCTTTTATAACAGAAGCCACAGTCTTAGGCGCACGAGCAGCGGCCTTAGCTAAAGCAGCTTGATTTATCTGTGTGTTTGAACCGCTTGCGTAGGCTCTGCCGAATCCACCACCACCCATTATCGTTCTCTCTGTACGTTTTTAGTCTTCTCTACTGTACGCATAGCACCTAAGCCTAACATACCCATCAGTACACTTGTGAGTAATGAGCTATCAACAGGTGGGACAGTAAACCAGATGCCTAGTATTGGAGCTAGGATAGTAGAATAGAATAAAGCTAGTCCACATATCCAGCCTATAGCGGGTCGCCAGCCAGCCACAAATAAACTCTTGTGTGCTGCTTCAGTCTTGTTGACCTCTATCTGACCCTTAGCTAATTCTTGAGCATGCTTCTCAGCCATAGTAGCTAATTCAAAGGCGATAGCATTTTTCTTATCTTTATCTTCAATGAATTTATCTAAAAGACCTGTCACTGGCCCTATTAAACTATTTAAAATACTCATATATTATACACTATTTAGTCTTGTTTGTCAAGCTGATTCTTACCATGCACTAATTTCTGCACAGTGTCAGACTCGTAGATGCGTATACCTAGCCACACAATCGTCAGCAAAGATGCCGCTGGTGGTAACCAAGCTGCCATAGTTAATACTGCTGTAGAGCCTGCGGCTACGTCTAGTATGTCCTTAGTTTGTTCATCCATTTCCTTGTCCTATGATCCAAGAGATTGTTAAGTAAAGACCAATGGCTAATACTAGGATGCCTGTGATCTGTATAGTGTTCCAGAATACTGCCTTACGCTTGCGCTCCTGCGCGTATACGGTCTTCTCTCGTTGCTCTTTAATCTTCCTACGCAACTCTACTAACTCCTTGTAGCCTGTTGTACCATAGGTGTACATCAGGAGTTCTCTAAGTTCTTTCTCTTGTTGTTGTATTTTTTTTTGGTGAGCATATACCTGCATTGCTTCTTGCTCAACAGACTGTGACGCAACAATCTTTTTAAACAAGGGCGGGTTTTCTGCTCTGCGTTGACATTCATTTAAATCACTTACTGCGCCATACCAGCGCCCTATCTGTCCTAGTGTATCCTCCACTTCACGACCAGCAGCTACCATGCGCTTGATAGTACCGAACGCATTAGTGGCTATGCTAATGGCTGTGACTGGATCAATCATCTAAGTCCTCTATAACTGTTTGTAGTTTGTCTTGAATAATTTGTTCATCCATTATTCCTGTGACATTAACTTCAATATAGTGAGCATCGTCAGACCAGCAAGCCCATATAGTAGAACCGTCTACTCTAGTTGTATACTCAAACATCACGTTCAAACCTCACTCTGTCTGTATTACCTTCGCCACTCCAAGGGTTAATTGGCGTTTTCCATTCCCATGAGGTATAATTTGAATTTGCGGAATTTACATATCGATAGTCGTCCGCGCTTGATCGCTCAAAAGTAGTTCCATTTATAGTCACACTTTTAAACACACTGTCTGAATTAGCGTGTTGATTCGCAAATACAACATTTACTCCTTGATAATATGCGGAATCTGGATTAAAAAACTCAACCCAGTTAATACTAAGAGGGTCGGAATTGTTAAACCATCTATAGTTATTTAATAAAGATAAACTACCATAGGTTACGCTGTTGCCGTAGTCAGCATACCCATGAAGTTTAACGCCAGCAGCCGTGGGGATATTAGTCCCTACTGTAACGCCATAAAGCAGGGGTCTGCTCCATACTTTATTAGAGCCTACAAAAATATTATCAACTTTGTTAGCCCCAATAAAAATATCATTTATGTCAGTAGACCCTATTTTAATAGGCATTGTTAGATAGTCCTAAAGTAAATAGTGTTAGCGTCTGTTCCTGAAGAAGCAGTAGAGACAGTGTAGCCTCCCCACTTAGCACCTAGTTCAACAATAGCAGCACTAGCATTTTCTGTGTATAGCTTACCGTCAGTCACGTTTACCGCAAGCTCACCCTGTACTAGATCACTAGCTGTAGGCACTGATGCTGCGGTTGAGCTGTTCTTTGTTACAATAGTTGTCATTAGTTATTCCTCTCGTCTTCTGCTGCCTGCATTGCTTCTATTTCTGCTACAAAATTGTCTTGTACTTGTTTTAAAGTAGGTTGAATTTCCGACAGGGACATACCTAGTATATTCACTTCGTGGTAATTGTCTCCGTTTGTGAAACATGCCCAAAGAGCGAGGTCGCCTTCTTCGCGTATTGTATATTCAATCATAATAACTCTTTTTAATTAATTTAGAAAAATTCTACTTTTTTGGAAGGGCCATTAATAGTACCAAAAGGATTTTGAGTACGACCATTCCAACTCCAAGATGTATAGTTAAAATAACTACTTGTACTAAAACTTGCTGCGGTGCTTCGCGTTACAGTTACAGTGGGGTCACTGGGATCTCCGCTTATATAGCTAACCTTAAAAGAAGTAAAACCGGAATTAGCGTGAATTCCAGTTAATGCAAGGTACATTCTATTTGAAGAACTATCGTGATAACACCATCTATATGCTGCCCCACTTTTCCAGTTAGCTGTTCCATCTGACATAGAACCGCCTATAAAAATATACGAAAAGTTAGCAAAGCCTCTGCGGTTACCGGTACTGTCACTTCCAACTGCAAGCGTTTGAGTATCTAGTGTACTAGAGGCCCCATAGAATTGGGAAAAACTGGAAGTAGCCCCGCTAGATTTTCCTATTAGGGAACGCACATCGCTGTCGTTTATACTAACAATACTACCAGAGGAACCTCCTGCTTCAATGTGCATTTGATTAAGACTAATCGCGCCTGACGTTGGTAGAGCCATCAGT